CCCCATTCATATCCTTTATTTTTAAAGATATTAATAACTTCCATCCAATCTGGAACATGATCACCATCAAAATCTTTTACTATATCCCATGAAGCAATTGCATTTTCTAACAATACAATATCAAAAGCTAATCCATAATTATGGATAGATTTTCCACCAGAAGCATTAGTTACGATACCTAATCGATTTCCACTTGCATCAAATAATTTGGTTCTACCTTGTGCATACAATAAATCTTGTTCAGCAAATGTTCTTAATGTGTATGCAAATCTACAAGTTGATTTACCTGTTAAAGCAGGAACAACTTCATTTACATATATATCATGTACTTCATTCCTAATTTTAGGATGAAGTAATTTTATTCTTTCTAAAGTTATATTATCAATCATTTTTATTTTCTATTAAATAACGATATTGTTCTAACTCTTCTTTTTCTATTCTTTTAAACATTCTATTATATATTGTTTTTCTTCGGGATTTTTCTGATAAAGTATCACAAATTGCTGCAGAAGATGTTCCTATATCATTTGCACAATCTATAATTCTTTCTCATACATTAATAATATTTCCACAAGAATCTATCTCAGCAATACATTTACCTTTTCTAACTGTACTTAATGAAAATCCAGGATTATCCTCTAAATATCTTCAAACAAAGCCATAAATTTTATTTCGTTTTAATTTACAACATTCAGATATCTTTGAGGATGCAGCCAAATTTAATTCTTTTTTAATATCTTCTAAACAATCCCAAATTTTTATTTGATTTCCATCTAAGTCATATTGTACTATAGCTATACGTCTTGTAGAGGCAACACCTAGTGTATTTCCTGCAACTTTTGCAACATTATATTCTGGTTTATAATTATCAAAATATCATTGTTCTCTTTCTAGAAGTTTTTCATTTTCACACTCTTCTAAAATAATAAATTCAAAACTATCTATTTCATATTTATCATATGCTCTTTGCAGAATAATTGAATGATGTTTTCCTCGTTTTAATTTAGAAAAATGTAAATTTTTTCTATCACCGAAATTAACTGTACTACCAATATAACATTTGTTATTGGATTTATTTAAAATTTTATAAATTCCTGACATATTCTTCATTTAAAGTTATATGCAAAGATAATAATTAAAATTTTAATAAATCCTTTAAAATTTAGAAATTTAGAATTCTTCTATAAGATATAAATCCTCTAAAATTATCAGCCCATCCTTTTTCAAAAACATAACCTTTAACTGGATCTAATATCATTTTACCTAATGTGTTATATTCTTCTTCAGTTAAACCTCGACTTACATGTTCAAATGGGCTTGCGTGTTTACTAGCTAACAGTGTATCATGGAGTTGAATATCTTTTTTATAATCTATTTCTCCATCAAATGTCATGTAAGATAATCTAGCACATCGTGCAACAGCTACTTTAAGAAATAACTTAGTCATATCTTTTCCTAACCAATATGCTTGATCTTCAATAGTTGAAAACCATTTTGTAACATCTCCAGATATTTTATCTCCAAAAGGAATATGCCATTCACCTTCTTTTAATTCTTTAGGAGTAGATTCATTTTTAGCATTCCACATAGCTTCCGCTAATGCTTGAATATGTATTTCAGCTCCTGATTGACTAGATTTAATCCAATCTAATTCAGATATATCTTGTTTACCATACTTATTTTCATAATCTTTTTTACTGTAAAAAGTGTTTACTTTGTTTATAGTATGTTGAATATATTTAGGACATCTTAATTCAAAGAAATTTGAAAATTCAGTTGATGTTACTATTACAGTGTGCCATAAAAACGGTTCTAAAAGACGATTACAAAGTTGTTTTGTAATTAAAATCTCATCCTCATCTTCAAAATCAGAAAATACTTCCTCAATTGTACCGGGATACTCAATTTCTCCATCCATTATTCTTATCATCTTAGCTGATTTAACAGCTTGTTCTGCTGCTACTTCCCATAAATTATTACAATGTTCTATTCCCTGTGGAGAAGTAATATATTGTGCTCCCTGCATACCTTTATGATCTTTTTGCCATGCAATAGGAATAAACGGATCTTCTCCAACAGATTTTATCATTTTCTCAAATGGTATGGCTCTGCTACTAGCCGAATTTCTTGAAAACACACGATGTGTCATCAGTTCTGCATGTATAAATCTTGGATAAGTCAACATATAAGTAATCAATCTATGGCCATGTATTGTACTGTCCGCAATTATTTCTGCACTAATTTTTCTCATCAATTTCTACTAAATATTTATATCCTTGATCATCATAATATGAAATGGTAATAGATTCATATGAACCATACCATCTATCAGAGTAAGTTGGGATGCTATATAAAAATCTATCCGATCTAAATTCTAACTCTTCAAATTCTTCAATATCATAATCATCTTCACAAAATCTATTCCACTGATAAACTGGATTATGTACTTCAACATATGCCATTTTATTATTTTTCCATGTATAATCCTGACCTAAACCATACCATCTTATACATTCTCTTGAAGATTCAAAACCACCTCTTCCTAGACGATCTATATCAATTGCTTCTAATATAGATTTAATAAATGAATGCACTTCATCTGCAAAATATAAATCTGCATACTCTGCTTCAGAAAACTCAAAAGTTAAAGTTTCATTACCATCTGCGTCCCCAAACATAAAATCAACTTCAATAACATAAACTTCCCTAAGTTGTGATTTTGATTTTTCTTTTATTATTAATTTCATTGTTTATGTAATTCATATAATTTATTCTCAATCTCCCAAATCTTTTCTTGAGATAAATCTGTTCCTGTTAATCTAAAGAAATTAAACCTTGGTTTAATCTCGTGGAATTGAAAACCTGGGATTTTAATCAATTCCTCAAATTCTCTGTCTAAATAATCAATAACAGACTTATTAATTAAACAACATCCAGGATGTCGCTTAACTATAAAGTCTGCATATTTCTTATTGAATTCGTTTGCAGTCATTCATTTTTATTCAACAATCGTAATTACTGAATTATCATCACTTGCATATTCAAATTCCTCATAAAACCAATCTTCTCCAAAGATTTCAATGTAATTCTCAATTGTTAAATTTTCCAAAGTTGTTAAAGGTTCTTTATCATCACATTCTAAAACTTCATTTACCATATCTAATAATTCTTCATTTAAGATATAAGTCTCAACTACTTTTCTAAATTTCATAATTTAATTTTTATTCGTAATCCCTGATTGCTAATAATCTTGTCTGTAATGGAATTCCATCCTTTGATAATTCAAAGTATCTAACAGTTCCCATTTTACCAATAATATTATCAATATTCTCTAAATATTCTGCTTTTAATTCTCTACTTCCTAATGGTTTAGCTTCAAAAACTTTACCTGATTTAGTTTGACATACGAATACAAAATCTTCAGGTCTTAACCCATCTTTATAATCAATAATTTCAAACTCATCATCTTTAGTCATTTTTAACTTAATCATTGTAGAATTTCTCTTTCCAAATTGATAAACCTTATCAGGTTTTCTTGCGACTAATCCTTCAAATCCCTCAGCCACCCATTTATCATGTAAAGTTTTAACTTTATCCCAACCCTCAGTAAGTACGTGCTCTAAAACTTTAACATATGTAGCAGATTTAAATATCTCCTGCATTTCTTTTAAAGTTTCTAATCTTTCTTCAAAAGTTTCAGTTTCAGAAGCTATATCATAAATCCAATATTGTAATCTATCACACCTAGATTCCCAAGTTTTTAATCTTGCAATACCAGAAATTCTTTGTAGAAACTCCCCATGAATATATAATTCACCATCCAGAACTATATCTGGATGATCAATAAAGAAATCTTCAAGTTCTTCCATAATTTTTATAGTAGAACAATCATAATCTTTACCACCTCTACTACTAGTACTACCCTGCCTAATAAGACAGCGAACTCCATTAAGTTTTCGAGAACAATACATTGGTTTTTCCAATACAGAATTCTGACAATCATCAAATGATTTAGCTAACATAGGTTTATTGTTTCCATTATCATCACTTTTAATGGTTGGAACTAATTCATTAAGTTCAGAATCTTCTATTTCTTCAAATTTAGTATCAGTTAAATTATGTAGTTTTTTATAACCTTTATCACAATATTTATTAATAATACTATTAAATTCTAACTCTGCTTGCTGAATTACAGACCTTTTTGCTTTACCTTTTTCAATAACTAACTC